AGAGTTATTTTCATAGGCAGTTTTTATTTCGGCATCTGTTTGATCTGCAGTTGCACTTGTTTCTATTCCGTCTAATTTAGTTTTATCTGCTGAACTCATTGAACCAGCAGCACTTGTGGTAGCAGCAGTAATACTAATTGCTGGTGTCGTGCCGCCAGAACTTGCAATAGGTGCTGAACCGCTAACAGAATTTACAGATCCACTACCTGCATTTGCATCTACATAAGCTTTTACTGATTGTTGTGTTGGTACTTTAGTGTTGCTGTTAGACGACATATTATCTTCATCAACTACAAAATTCATAGCAGCAGTTGAAGTGTCACTATTCATGACTGCACCAGCAGCATCTACATTTGTGGCATCTGTTACATCAGCACTTGTTTCTATACCTGATAATTTAGTTTTTTCTATATCAGTAAATGCGTTCGTATTTGAATTTGCTTCGTAAGCTGTTTTGATCTCTGAGTTAGTTTGATCTGCTGTTGCATTACTTTCTACTCCACTTAACTTAGTCTTCTCTGCATCTGTAAAAGCATTGGTATTGCTGTTACTTTCATAAGCTGTTTTAATTTCACTAGCGGTTTGAGTAGAGCTTGTACCGTTAGCTGCCGCTGTAATTCTTCCTTGTGCATCAACTGTAATATTTGTATTTGTATATGAACCAGCAGTAACGGATGTATCTGCTAGTTTATCTGCTGTTATTGAATCATTAGCTAATTGACTAGCTTCTATTTCGTTCGCTGGTATTTTATCTTTTGTAATAGCGTCATCTTTAACGCCATCTGTTGAAATCCGTGTTAAAGCCATAGCTTTTTAAAATGTCTTTTATACAATAACTTTACAAGAAAAATACTTACAATTCAATAAACACTTTATGTCGTTAATTTTTAACCAATGTTATTAACGTAATAGTTGTTAGTGTTATTAGAATCAGTAGGAGTAGCGGGGAAAATAGTAATATCAGAACCGATTACAACGTTAGTAGAAATAATTATAGCATTTGTTTCTTCTAATCTAATTCCATAATTTTGACTACCAGAAGAACCAGATAAATCGATAACATTATTAGTGATTGTCCCATAATTAATTTTAGAACTATTACTATTTGTACCTTTTATAAATATTCCTGATTCTGCTGCATTATCAGAATCAGTATCTATTATATTTCCTGTTATTGTTAAATTAGTAATTCCATTAACAATAGATTCTACTCTTATACCACCTAAATCGCTAATGTTAACTACATTTCCTGTTATAGAAACATCTTTAACAAGACCTGCTGTTCCTTTTACGTATATTCCATAAGTACCAATATCAGAACCACTACCTAAAATTCCTTCTATTTTATTATTAGCTACTGTAACACCTTGTATTGATCCAAGTGCATTATTTAAATTGTCAATCAATATTCCTGAGTCTGAAGTACCAGCAAGATCTCCATGATTAGTAATTTGATTACCATTAACAACTACAGAAGCAGCACCACCATTAGCATAAGCAAAGTTAGTTGTAGATTGATAAAGAATAGCGTGTCTTCTTATTCCGACAATAATGTTGTCATTAACAATACAGTTTAAACCATGTACTACAATTCCATCTGCATTAGAATTTTCTGAACTACCCATAATAGTATTTCCAGAAAAATTAATAAAATCACCAGCAGCATGAGAATCTACACCTGCATCTCTACAACCTGTTATATGGCAATTAGTTACATTAACAAATAAATTTATGCCTGTATTTCCGCCTATTGTTACAAAATGCCTTAAATCTTGAGCATAACAATTAACTACATTGACAGAATAACAACCAAAAGCGATTACAAAACCGTAAGAAAGTCCAGTTGCAGTATGGTGTTTATTAGTACAATTACTAATATTTACATTAACAGAAGTTTCTATAGCACTACCAGCGTAATCTATATCTTCAAAAGTGCAGTTATCAATAGTAACACCTTCACAATGTTTAAATCTTAATCCTGTATGATTATTAGCTGTAGTTATTCCAGTAGGGTTAGCTCCTTTAATAGTTACATTTTTAAAGGTAATATTCTTTTTCATAGTTACTGAAACTACTTGTGCATTAGAAGCACTTAAAAATTTATATAAAATTTTATTATGAAGTGTTACTACCTTTGATGTGGTATCAACTGATTTTATAAAAATATATTGTCCTAGTTTAAGCTGTTCATTAGTATTTATTTGTTGATCATCTTTTAATATGTGCCAAGAATTAGGTGTTGTAAGACCTGCTGTATTTGCAACAGTAAAAGTATTAGCACCAACATTAACATCAGCAGATATATCAGTATTAGAACCAACTGACCCTGCAAACATTATGTAGGCATTAGTAGAACCTCCTACAACTCCAGCAGTAGTTACTCCACTAAAATCAAAAGTTGCATTTTGTACAATAATATTTTGTGAGGTAGGAGAAAGCATTGAATTACATTTATATGTAAGACCTCCGCCATCAAGAATTTTACCTGTAGCTGCATTAAAAGCTTCTAATAATGCTGTTGCATCATTTGTACTTCCATCACCTACTGCACCAAAATCTTTAAAATGTAAAATCTCTTTTAATTTAGAATCAACGGTTCTTGCATTAGCACCTGTACCTGCTTGAGTAAAAGATAATTTAGTTGAATCTATATTTGCATTAGTTTTTATTTGCGAATTTGTTACTGTGTTGTCATTTAAAGTTTTTAAATTTACCGTAGTTCCTAATACCATGATAAAAACATCTGATCCACTAGCAGGTGCAGCAGATAATTTTATAGTGCTGTCATCTAATGCAAAACCTTCTGAAGGTGTAGATGTGCCAAGATTAGGTTTTTGTACCACTCCATTAATACTTAAAATTATTTGTTGAGCAGTTGGAGGTGCATTATTTATAGTAAAATCTGTTCTACTTCCATCTATAGATTCATTAAAAGCAGATATAAAAAATTCACCTGTAGTTTTATTAACAAGTTCTTGAATACTAAATAAAAGTTGATCTGTATTATTATCTAAATCTGTTTCTGTTAAAACACTACCATCTGTAAAATCTACTTTTTTTGTACTAATATTTGTATTCCTAGTAAATTTAATATTACCTGTACCAGAAGGGGGTATGTTACCAGAAGTAAAAGTAAGAGTAGAACCACTTATTGTATATTGTGTACCTAATGTTTTTAGTACTCCTCCTACTGTTACATCAACTTCACTATCAGCTAAGAATGAAAATGATATAGCAAAATTAGCTTGACTACCTGTGCCATTATGAGTCTGCGTTGTTGCGGTGGTGTTAGTAGCCATAATTAGTCATTAACTATTGGATTAATTATTCTGATTATATCTTCATTAGCTCTTCTAGTTTCATTTTCTGCTTGTTTTTTCAATTCTGGGTCTAAAATAAATTCTTTGTAATATTCTATCGCAGCTTCTTTATATACTTTATAAATATCTCTAACTTTTTTTTGTAATTCTTTTCTTATCTTGTTTTTGTTTTTTAAAGTGGCTTGAGCATCTATAGCACCAGAATCATCACTTTCAAGGTATTTCAAAGCTTTTATATTTGTTTTATCTCTTGAGAGTTCTAAAATCATTTCGCCAAATCGTTTACCATTTTTAGGGTCAAATACAGGATTTCTACCTTTAAAATTTATAGGTATGTTTGGAATAAGACCTGTAAGTTTATTGTAAGCTTTTGTATCTAAATTTATACCATTTCCTTCATTGTCAAATGGTATAACATCACTAGGAGGTACTACTTTAAACTCTATTCTTCTTAAATATTCATCTATAGGATTATCTTTTTCTTTTTTATATTTAAAAGGATTAAAATAATTACCAAAAAAAGCACCTTCTGGATATTCTGCAATTTTTCCTGTTGTAATGCTTCTTATAGGTTCAATATCTGCACTAAAACCTGATGTTTGATCTTGTAAATTTCTCATTATCATTGTGCTAAAAGTATCTATATCTTTAAAAGGATTATTTGAAAGTTTTAAACTGCCAAAATCATTACCCTCAAATTCTTCATAATCTTCTGTGTAATCTCCTCTATCTTCTGTTCTTTCTTCTTGTGGAAATAAATCACCTTTTCTAAACTTTGTTTTTCTTTTAGGAAATCTACCTTTAAATGTTTTTTTTGTTAATTCGTCATACCATTCTTCACCTCTAGCTCTGGTAATACTTCTCCAAAGAGAAGAATAAGGTACAAGATTTGTAATGTAATTTACTGGCACTTGATAAAATCTTCTTAACGCATTGACATCACTTGTAAGATCAATTATCTGTGCAATATTTTGAATCATGTATTTATTATTTAAGTTTCTTGAAAGTAAAGCTATATGACATTGTGCAGCATTTTTATAGTCTTCATCACTTACAAAATCATTACAATATTCCATGTCACCTGCGACCATAAGCATACCGCCTACTGGTTCCATTCGAGATAAAAGGTCTATATATTCATAGTTTGGTAAGCCATTATCTCCTCTAATTATGTTGCCATCTTTATCTTTTTGTAAAAGTCTAAAACTGTAAGGTAGTTCATCAGTTCTTTTTTCTCCTTCTCTTAACCATCTATTATGATGACCACCACCAATAAGAGCTAACTCTGCTTCTGGATTGTTTCTTTGTGCTGCTAAACCTATAAAATAAGCCCATATTGCAGCACCCATAGTAGCTTCGCCATTGGCTCTATAAGCAGTAGCCAAATCTTCACTTAATAAATTATCATTATGTTCTTTTAAAATTCTTCCTATAGTTGCATTGTATTTAGGTGGCATACCCATAGTTAAAGTTCCAAGATCAGGTAAACCTGTTCTTCTTAAAATTTGTTTACCTATATTCACAGGTGTAGTAACAAAAGGAACTAAGGGCTTTAAGGCCGAAGACTTTAAAATATTTGCTGCATCTTGAGTAAATTTTGAACCAAAACCATGAATACCAAATCCTTTACCTAATTCAACTGTAAAAGTTCTATCTGCTGAATAATCTAAAGCTCTTGTGTATGAGTCTAAAATATTTTCATTTGGTACAAAATCAGGAAAAGCAGTATCTTGTCCTCTAGTAAAACTTCTTGTATTAACAATATCTGTAATTTCTTTAAAATTACTATCAACATATATTTTAAAACTTGTACCTGTAAGACCTTTTTTTGTTGCTTGCTCTGCAAGTTCTCCCATTAAAAATGAACGAAATGCAGTTTGTTTTATAAATTCATCACCTGCCATCATAAATCGAGAGGGTATTCTAATTCCATGACCAAATAAATTAATACTTTTTGCAAACAAAGAATCTCCTGACATTCTTATTGCATATCTTTCATAAGCATCTTGTGTACCAAACATTCTTCTTTCATCAAGAATATTTTTATCAAGCCATATTGCTTTACCTGCTGCTGTCAAACTATCTTTCATAGTTGTAAAAATAGAAACAAGTTCTCTAGCTGCCCTTATTTTCATTTGTTTGTTTAATATTGGGCTACCTGCTGCAAGGTCTAAAGGACCAAGAGCTACGTTAAATAAAGAACCAACTATATTGATAATTTGTGTTTCTGGTGCTGAAAGTAAATTATTAATAAATAACTCGTTACTTATTCTTAAGGTTTTACCTACTGCATCTCCAAATCCAAAACCTTTAACAAGCTTGCTTATTTTTTTACTATCTCCTTGCATAGCCAATACCTTTCTTGTGATACCTAGTAAACCTTCAATATCATTATTTTTTATGTAAGTCTGCATACCTTCATATAGCTCTTCTTTTGTTGGTATTAATTTTTGTTCAGTTATTTCTTTTTTTGTTTTTTCTACTAAATCTCTTGTAGTTGTACGAAACTTCTCTTTTGTAGCTCTATCAGCAGTTTTCTCTCCACCACCAATACCTGCTCCTACTTCTTCATCAACTGTTTTACGAGCAACATCTTTAGGTTCTGCATCTATAAGTTGATTAACTCTTACTGTACCTGCTGTTTCATTACTTATCTTTTTAGTTGGACCTGCAAGATTTATCATTCTTGATACATCTTCTGACCAATTCTGTAATAGTTCATCTGGTATGTCTTCTCCAAGCATGAAAGCTTGTTCTATGTCTGTCATATATTGAGTTACATTTTTAGCTAATCTTTTTTGTTCTTTTATTGCACCAAGATAAATAACCCTCATGTGTTTTTCTGGGTCATTCGGGCTAATCTTTTTTGCTATTTTTATGACTAAAGGCAGTAGTTCATCATATCCCAAAGCACTTGCAGCTTCTACTGAAAAATCATCTGGTATAACAATTCTATTTAATACTTTACCTGTAGCTTTCCATGTATCATCAGTAATACTTTCTACATCATTCCAAATTTTAGGATTAGGCTTTGATTGCTGTAAAGGCAAATCAGTAGCTTTAGTTTTAGTTTTTACACTATCACCTACATTTACTTTATTTATATTTAAAGAGTTTGCTGGATCAAAGTATATTCTGACTTGATGCAATCTTTTACCTTTACCTGCCTTCTTTCCTCCTTGATGCGTTAAACCACCAAAACCTTCTCTCTGTAATTCTTCAGTAAAAGAAGAAAATAAGTCTGCTGTCGTATTAGCACTAAGATCATTAGCATTAGAAATTAATTTTATTTCATCATAAATTTGAGCAATACTAGCATTTGAACCAACATTATCTAAAGCTCTATCAATAATATCAACTTCATCATAAGCATCAACATCAAAAATTTTACGCAGTTGATCTATTCGTTCTGGTGTTGCAGGTGCATCTAAATCAAAAAACTTTACAGGTTGTTTTTCAGTAACTTCATAGACAACACCAGTAGGTTTTTTACCTTTTACTCTATTTTTTTTCTGATATTTAGCAGCAGTAACTAAATCTTCTGTGACATAAAACCCATCTCCATATAAATTTTCTACAGCTTTACCAAATTCACCACCTTCTACAAGATTAATTTCACTAGCAGCACCATGATAAAATTTTCCTTGACCTCTAGTGTCTGGTATATCTATTACTGGTTTTGTTTTAGGTGCTACTTCATCAAACTTAGGTAGGTCATCTAATACTTTTGTAAATTCATTTGAAAATTCTTCACTACCTACAAGAGTTGCTTTTTTTAATCTTGCAATCTGTTTCTTGGCAAACTCTAATCTAGTCGGGTCATTTTTTATATCTTTTAATAACTGAATAGTTCTATTAGCCATCTGTTCTGGATTTAGTATATTAGGACCACCTGTAACGTCATCAATCAACCTTATAGCGTAAGGTTCTAATACACTTTTTAATTTAGGTAAACCTTTAGTTGCTGCTAATCCTGTAATTCCAATAGTCTCTCCAAAAACTGTACCTGTTAAAAACTGCTTAAGTTTTGCTTCTCCAAAATTGCTTTCATCTCCTTCTTCTGGTCTTTCGGGTGCAGACAAATATTCAACAATAGGTCTTACAAATCTATTGTTTACTACAGGACTTTCTATATCAGCAAGAAAGTTAAATAAGTTTTCGTCATAAGCATCTACACCAACAAAATCTGCTGCTCCACCTGCTGTAAACCATCTAGCACCAGTAGCAATCTTGTCATAATTTTTTATACCTTGTAATGCTTTTATACCTTTTATACCTTTTAAAGACTTATTAAAACCTGCATAAGGTATCAAGAATCCAGAACCAAACTTAAATATTTGATAGGCTGCATTATCCATATCTCCTTCTTTTTCAAGACCTAAAGCCTTAAGATCAATTAACTCATTTGGGTCATAAGGATTACCTTGTAAGTAATCACTTATATGTTTTATTTCATTTGGTATATCAACAATACCTGCTGCTGTTGCTCTAAAAAATGTTTCTTCTTCTTCTGATCTTGGTTTTAAAAATTCATCTTGAGTCTTGGCAGCTTTTTGTATAACTTCTTCTGTAATTTGATTTGGTAAAACGATTGCACCTGAGTTCTTTTTTAACTGTTCATATAAAGCTTTAGGTATATCCTTGATGCCAAAATTCTTTATCTTTTCATTTTCTGTCAAGTCATCAGTTTTTTTAGACCCAATATCAAAAGCTCCTTCTGGTACTGTATTTTGTAGATTAGAGTCTGTCATAGTTTAAAACCAACCTTCTTTGATAGCACGATCAATAATGTCTAATACATTTTTATCATAATCTGGATTGGTTGCATAATCTTCAGCTTGTAGCATTTTAATTGCTTCCTGAATACTGTTTGCATTTACAATACCTTTTCTACTATAAGATTTAGTTTTAAAATTATCATTCCATTCCTTTTTGTATTGCATCATCATTTCTCTGATATTATCAAATGTTTTGAAGTCTGCTTCTTCTATTTGTTCACCTTGACCTCTAAATTCTGTAGTCAGTTTTCTTTCAGACTCACCTCTTTTAACCTCTGAAGCTGTAGCTTGAAGACCTAAGAAATTATTTTTTGCTGATTGAGTTTCACCAAAACCTGTTTCTTCCATAGCCTGTGCAGCTACAAGTTCTGGAAACTTAATACCTATTTTTTTAGCAATATTATATATAACTTGGAAGTTATGTTTGTCTCTGACAGGATTAAATGGGTGGTCTTTACTTGTAATCAGTTTATTAATGTCAAACTTAGGAGCATCTACTTTATTAGGGTCAGTAATACCTTCTGGAATTACCAAAACATCACCTATTTGAATTTGATCTGTTGTTAATCCATTTGCTTTTTTTATAGCTTCAACAGAAGTATCTAAATCATTTGCTATACCAGATAATGTATCGCCAGATTCTACTTCAAATGTTGTAACTCCACCTTCGCTAAAAGCACCACCTTCAACATTACTAAAATCCATACCACCTTCTAAAAACTCATTATTTTTATTACGTTTTTTATTTTCTGTATTTTTTGTATTAGGTTTTGGAGTAATAATATTTGGGTCTTCTATAGGTATAAATGGATTAATTGTATCAGGATAATTTTTTTCTGCCATTTGTTTAAAGTCGCCTATATTATTTGCTCCTAAAGCTTGTATTGTAAATTGCTCTTCCATTTTTTGTACTTCTAAACTTGAAGGCAATCTTTCGTTCTCTTTTATGTAATCTTTAAAATATTTTGTTACTTGTTTTTGCACTTCAAAACTAATTTTAGTAGATGTTTGAAAATCTTTTTTATTTGAACCGCTACCAAAACTAATAATTGCTTTTGTACTTGTACCTAAATTATTGTCAATAGTTTTCATAATTTTATTTTTACTTGTCTCTACTTTCTCTCCTAAACCTTTGCTGTTTCTTGCTACTGTTTTTAATTCTTTTATTGCTTTAACTGCTTCATCATCTAATGTCGCATGATTCATTTCTATATGCCCTATCTCTTTTTCTAAAACTTCGTCATATCCATCAAAAACACCAAGACTAATTTTGTTTTCCATAGCAGGTATGATTTCATTTAAAAGATTGTAATTATCTGACTCTCCTAAATTCTGTATATATTTCTGTTCTTCTTCACCACCAAACAAAGGGTCGTTAAGTAAATTTTTATATTCTGTTTGTTTTTGTTGTTGTACTTGTGTCCTTTGATCTATAGTCATTTCTTCTGTAATTTCAATAGAATTAAAATCTTTCCATCTTGTTTTTATTGTTAGTTTGTTTTTTTCAGCTTGTAGCTTTGGTGCATTTTTTAATTTTTTAAGTGCTAAGTCTGTATAGTTTGAATCAAATTTTGCTGCTTCATCTAAATATGTACTATGTGTTGTTAAGTCTTTATCTCCATAAGGTATTGATCTTAAAATTCTATCTGCAAAATCTTCTGCAAGTTGAAAGCTTTTTTCTTTTGAAGGGTCCACTAGTAATCTAGCCTTATCAAAAGCACTTGCAACAATTTGTTTATACATCTTATTTGCATCTTCTCCTGTAATACCTGCGTTATAAAAATCCTGTAAAAAACCTGCAATTACTTTACCACCTTCTTCATCTTTACCTTGAACAAAAAAAGTTGCTGCACTATCTAAAACTTCTGGTACTTTGTTTTGTAATTTTGTAAAATTAAAAGCTTGATTCTTTTCAGTAGCATAATTTGTAATATTAAATAATTCTTCTTGAACAGTTGGTATAAAAAATTCATCTACAATATCTGAGTCTATTCCTTCATCTGTAAATGTTTGTAGTGATTTGTTTAAATAGTTTTGTCTCCAATCCTTAAATTCATCTGAGTCGCTAGAAAACTCTCTTAAAAACTTAAATATAGGTTGTCCACTTCCATCTACTTTACCTGTATCTATTCTTGCAGCATCATAAGCATTTTCAAAATTACCTTTAAATTTAAGTGCTTCTAGCTGCACCCCTACCTTTTCATATTGTTGTCTATATACCCTACTACCACCAATAATTTTTCTTGCAGCGTCATCTCCATTTTTTTTTCTAATGTCATTAGATAGTTTTGCAACTTCTCCACCATTAATTTCAGCAAAAATTCTATCTTTTGTAGCTTTTCTTTTTTCTTTCTCTACACCTTTTTCTATTGATTGATTTAAAAAAGGTCTTATATCTTTATTTACAGAAGCTAAAGTTTCTGCAAAAGCTAAAAGTCTGCTTTTAGGTTGAGTAGTAATAGGATCTACATAAGTTGATACTGGTTGGTCATAATTTTCTCTTGCTGCTGGTGATAAAAAACTATTAGACATAATTAACTAAGTAAAGAATACTGATTTAAAGCACCTGTGCCTATATTCAACAAGGTCTGACCAAGTGAAGGTATCTGATTGTAAGCTTTATTTATATTACTTTGAAGAGAGTTTCTTCTATTCATAAAGGTTGCTTCTGTTGATGCAATATTTCTATCATATTGTCTTCTAAATGATTCTAAAGATTGATTTATTGATTCTCTGTAATTAGCACCTTGTCTTTCGTTATCTTGTAAGAGTAAACCAACTGTTGTACCAGCACGTTCAGATGCAATAATTGATCTACTAGCTTGTAAAACTTCTATATTTTTAGCAAATATATTTTGTGCTTCTGCTTTCTCTTTAGCTGCTTTTGCATCTGCTAACGCTTGTTGTTGTTGTCTTTTATCATCTTCTGCTGATTTGTTAGCAGCTAAAGCTGATTGATATGTTTGCCTAGCAGCTTGTTGAGCAGCAGACCTACCCACGAAAGCATTAGCAGCAGTAAGACCTAAGCCTATATTAAATGCTAAAGCTGCACCTGCTGTATTAACACCTCCTAATAA